ACCTTACTTGTGGTGATGGAGAATGGGGAGCTGAAGTTTATGGGTGTGCAGCTGATAGGCAGCAAGCCTCAATAGTATTTGATGTAGCAGTAGATATGGTAGACCAAAGTCCAGCACTTAAGAAAAGAATAAAACCGGTGCTTTCTCAAAAGAGACTGGTGTATATGCCAACAGGTAGTTTTTATCAAGTGTTATCTTCTGAATCATTTACAAAGCATGGACTTAACGTACACGGAGTTATCTTTGATGAACTTCATGCCCAGCCCAATAGACAACTCTACGATGTTATGACTAAAGGTAGTGGTGATGCTAGAAAGCAGCCACTTTTCTTTTTAATCACAACAGCTGGTAATGATAGAAATTCCATCTGCTATGAAGTCCATCAAAAAGCAGAGGATATATTAAGGGGTAAAAAACATGATCCTACCTTCTACCCTGTTATTTACGGCATAGAAGATGATGACGATTGGACAGATGAAAAAAACTGGTATAAGGCTAATCCATCATTAGACCATACCATTGATATAGAAAAGGTTAGAGCAGCCTTTATTAGTGCCAAAGATAACCCAGCAGAAGAAAATTTATTCCGTCAACTAAGATTGAACCAATGGGTAAAGCAATCGGTAAGATGGATGCCAATGCACATATGGGAAAAATGCTCCTTTGAAGTCAATCCTGAAAAGTTAAAGGGGAGAGAGTGTTATGGTGGCCTTGACCTATCAAGCTCAACAGATATTACAGCCTTTGTTTTAGTATTTCCTCCTATACCCGGAGATGACAAATACTATGTGCTTCCTCACTTTTGGATACCAGAAGAAAACTTGGATCTAAGGGTAAGGAGAGATCACGTTCCTTATGATATCTGGAAACAGCAAGGTTACCTAAAGACCACAGAAGGAAATGTCATTCACTATGGCTTTATTGAAAAATTGATAGAGGATTTAGGTACCAAATACCATATTAAAGAAATCGCTTTTGACCGATGGGGTGCTGTGCAGATGACACAGAACTTAGAAGGTGCTGGCTTTACTGTAGTTCCCTTTGGACAGGGATATAGGGATATGAGTCCACCAACTAAGGAGCTGATGAAGCTAACATTAGAAAAAAGAATAGCCCATGGTGGTCACCCAGCTCTTTCGTGGATGATGGATAATATCCACGTGCGAACTGATCCTGCTGGAAACATCAAGCCAGATAAAGAAAAGAGTACAGAAAAAATAGATGGTGCAGTGGCTATGATAATGGCACTTGATAGAGCGATTAGAAATGAAGATAAATTTGATTTAAACGAGTATTCAACAGAAAAGATGCTGGATAAGCTTTGGGGTTAGGAGGTGATGGCATTTGAATGTAATTAGTAAAATAAAATCTCTATTTAAAGCAGAAGTAGTACCAGATTCAATTGAAATAAACGACAGAAGATTACTTGAAATGCTAGGTATTGAAGCTGATGAAATAAATTTAAAAGGTAAAAACGCACTTAAGGAAGCTACCGTCTTTGCTTGTATTAGGATACTAGCAGATAGCATAGGAAAACTTCCAATAAAAGTATATAAAAACAAAGATGGGAGACAAAGTGTAGCGGACCATTATCTAACCCCACTTTTAAAAATTAGACCTAATCCTTGGATGACCGCTAGGGATTTTTTTAAAGCCCTTGAAGTTCAAAGAAATCTTTATGGTAACTCTTATGCTTGGATTGAGTTTGCCACAGTGGGTAGAAATGCTGGAAAGGTTACAGGAATCTATCCTCTAGACAGCTCTAAGATTCAAATATACGTTGACGATATTGGCCTTCTTCCCCATAAGGGAAAGCTCTGGTATATCTATACTGATAATAAAGGAATCCAGCACCGCATTGACTCGGATGAGATGCTTCATTTTAAAGGGCTAACAAGCGATGGAATTATTGGCATGACTCCCTTAGAAAGGCTTAAAAGTACTGTGGAAAATGCTGGGGCTGCTAGCCAGTATTTAAATAACTCCTTTAAAACTGGGCTACAAACCAAAGGGATTATTCATTATGTGGGAGACCTAAACCCAGAGGCTCAAAGAGTATTTAGAGAAAAGTTTGAACAGATGGCAAGCGGGCTTAAAAATGCCAATAGAGTGTCGCTTCTTCCTATAGGCTATCAGTTCCAGCCCTTAAGTCTTACAATGGCCGATGCTCAGTTTATAGAAAACACTCAGCTAACAGTAAAGCAAATCGCTGCTGCCTTTGGGGTAAAAAACCACCAGCTGAATGATTTAGATAGAGCTACTCACACCAATGTTGAGCACCAACAAAGGGAATTTTATGTAGATACCTTAATGGATATACTAACAGGTTATGAACAGGAATTGACCTATAAGTTATTTACTGAGAGAGAGTTAAAAGAGTGCTACTATCTAAAGTTTAATGTCAATGCCATTTTAAGAGCTGATCCTAAAACAAGGTATGAAGGCTATAGAATTGCTATCCAATCAGGCTTCTTAACAGCCAATGAAGTAAGAGCTTTGGAAGAGATGGAGGCGAAAGAAGGCGGAGATAGACTTTTAATTAACGGAAACATGATGCCTATTGAAATGGCAGGTGAGCAGTACAAGAAGGGTGGTGATGAGATTGAAGAAAAAGAAGTTCTGGAACCTAAAGGCTCTTGATGAAAAGACCGGAGAGCTTACCCTCTACGGAGAAATATCAAATGAAACATGGTGGGGAGATGAGGTAACTCCTAAAGAGTTTAAAGCTGATTTAGATAACTTAGGAGATATTGGTACACTAAATATTTATATTAACTCTCCGGGAGGCGATGTCTTTGCAGGTCAGGCTATCCACTCAATGTTAAAACGGCATCCTTCACATAAAAATGTATATATAGATGGTTTAGCAGCTAGTATTGCCAGTGTCATTGCCATGAGCGGTGACACTATTTTTATGCCTAAAAACGCTATGATGATGATCCATAACCCTTGGACAATTGGGATGGGAAATGCTATAGAGTTTAGAAAATTAGCTGAAGACCTAGATAAAATCAGGGAAAGCCTTGTTGCAGCATACGAGGGTCACTCAACCTTAACCCGGGATGAGATTATTGAACTGATGGATGAAGAAACATGGCTTACTGCTACAGAGTGTGAAGAGTATGGATTTTGTGATGTGGTAGAGGAAGAAAAGCAGCTAGTAGCAAGTATTGATAAAACTCTATTGACTAGATACAAAAACACACCAAGGGAGTTTCTAGATAAACCAAAACCTGATGATGATAAGGAAAACAAGATACTAAAACAAAAATTACTAATGGAACTGGAGCTTTAGGGCTCTATTTTTTATTTCAGAAAGGAAGGCGATATTTAATGAGTAAAGAATTACGGGAGTTACTGCAAAGTTTAGAAGAACAAAAATCCAAGGTAAGAGGTTTTTTAGCTGAAGATAAAGTTAATGAAGCTGAAAGTCTAATGGAGGAAGTAAGGGATCTGCAAAAGAAAGTGGCTTTGCAGCAGGAGCTTGAAGCGGCAGAAAGCTACAATCTAGATGATGCTACACCACTAAATTCAAATAGTGACACTGATAAGGATTTAGAATCAGAATACAAAAGAGTATTCCTAAAGGGGCTACGTAGACAGAGGATCACTGCTGATGATCACAGTATTATCAATCAATACCAAGCAGCCATCCACGAAGGTGGGGTTAGCACAGATTCAGATGGAGATTTAGGAATTATTGTTCCTCAGGATATTCAAACCAGAATCAATGAACTGATGAGAAGTATGAATGACTTGTCGAAATATGTAAGGACTGAAAAGGTAAACACTTTATCCGGTTCTAGAGTCCTTGAAAAAAATGAAGATATGGTTCCTTTTGCAGTGGTTGATGAGTATGGAGAAATTCAAGAAACAGATAATCCAAAGTTTACTCCGGTCACCTATAACCTTGTTAAAAGAGCTGGATTTTTACCGATTACTAACGAGCTTCTAAGAGATACAGACCAGAATATAATGGCTTATGTAGCTAATTGGATAGCTAAAAAGCACGTGGTAACAAAGAACTCTTTAATTATATCTGTGTTAAATACTCTAACCAGTAAGGATTTAAAAGATATTAAGGCCATTAAGAAAGTATTAAATGTGGATTTAGATCCAGCTATTAGTTTATCCAGCACCATTATCACTAACCAAGATGGCTTCCAATGGCTAGATGAGCAGGAAGATGTTAATGGTAGACCTCTTTTGCAAGAAGATATTACCCAGCCGGGTAAGAAGCTGTTTAAAGGTAGACAGATTGCAGTAGTATCAAATAGAGTTTTACCTTCCACAGGAACTACAACGATAAAAGCTCCATTTGTAGTAGGAAACTTCAAAGAGCTAATGGTTCTCTTTAATAGGGGAGTATATGAATTAGCTTCCACAACTACCGGTGGAGATGCATGGAGAAGGGATACAACAGAGCTTAGAACCATTACTAGAGATGATTGTGTGAAGTGGGATACTGATGCTGCTGTATTTGGTAAACTTACAATTTCAACTGGAGCGTAAGAGGGGCAGGATTTCTGCTCCTTTTTCTTTGGAGGTGATTTGATTTGCTAATTACACTTGAAGAAACAAAACAATATTTAAGGGTTGATACTGATGTAGATGATGCTTTAATCACCTCATTAATAGATGCAGCTGAAAGCTATTTAATAAATGCCACAGGTAAAACCTTTGATAGTAGCAATCCATTGGCTAGGCTATTCTGTTTAGTCCTAGTGGTGGACTGGTATGAAAACCGAGGTTTAACTGCTGGCAAGGTAGGTGATAGCGTAAGACCTGTCATAAATGGTATGCTGGCCCAGCTTAATCACTGTTATCCAGAGGAGATGGCGAAATGAATCCAGGAGAGCTAGATAAAAGGATAACCTTTCAGAGATTAACTACTACAACTAATGAAAATGGCTTTGAGGTAGAAACTTTGGAGGATTTTAAAACAGTCTGGGCAAAAGTATCTAACCTTCATGGCAGAGAATACTTTGAGGCGGCCGCAGTGCAGAGAGAAAATACAGTGAAGTTTACTATTAGATATTTACCAGATGTCAATCCATCCATGAAGATACTCTTTCAAGGCAGGAAGTATAACATCACATCCATTGATAATATCAAATACCAAAATAGGTACATGGAAATTAAAGCTCAGGAGGTGGATAAGAGTGGCTAATGAAGTAGAGTTTGAACTTATGGGAATTGAAGATTTAATTACGGAAGTTGAAAGATTAGGAAAGCAGGGTGCAAGGATTGAAAACAAAGCCTTAAGAGAAGCTGGAGAAGTAGTAAAGGAAG